GATTATTGGGTATCAATGGCTGGGTCTAAAGGAATAAGGGCTGATTGGCTTGCTACATGGCGAGGATGGGTAAGGAGACAGAATGCCTCATCCAAGTCATTTAAAACGGCTGGAGACCGCAATCAGGACGTTATGTCGGGTTTAACGAGGGGTTTGATTGGAGGGGGTAAGGATGTCCGATTACTTGGAAAGTGACTTTTGCCAGCCTGAAGACGGGCTTGACTACATTTTTGGGCGCATGGGTGCTATCTACGGTGCTGCGTTTATGCGTCACTGGGATGGGGTAGATCATGGGCTGGTACGTCAAACATGGCTGGAGCTGCTAGGGGTTCATGCGACCTATAAGCCAAAGATTGACTATGCCTTAAATCACATGGACGCAAAGTTTCCACCGTCTGCACTGGCTTTTAAGCAGCTTTGCAATGATGGACCCCGGATACCCAGTAAACCCAATACCTTGATTACAAAGCAGCCAACTCAAGAAGAAATTCGGAACGCAGCAAAAGCAAAAGAAGAAGCATTAGCAAAACTACGGGAGTTCACGTCTTCATTTAAACAAAAATCTGTATCGATCATGGGGAAGTAAATGGAAAAACAAAGCTCAAACGCACTGGTAAAGGTTCGAGAAACTTTTGTCAAAGAAAAAAAACCACTAACGTTATCAATTATTCGAGAAAAAACCAATTTAACTTCCGCAGCGATTGCAATGGCTTTATGTCATTTACGCAAGCAAAGGTATGTTACTCGTGAGCTGGTGGCAAACAATACGCTAAGGGCTCGGAAGACTGTTTGGTCATACGAATATCACCCGGACCGTATCAATGCCAATTAGTGAGGAAAAGCACAAACACCGCTGCCTAGTACGGCAGCTTTTGAAATATAGGCATGAGTGGGGATTAAAGGAATATCGAGCATGGATAAACTCAGAGCGAAGGTGGGATCTAAAGCTAAAAACGGAAGAAGACTTTATCGTCCAGTGGAGACTGGGCAATCGGGGGGAGTGGGGGGTGTGGATGTAAATGACGCTGATTTTTGGCGAACCAAGTATGATGAGTTACTGAAGCACCTAGAACACCAAAACCGATACCTTCGATTCTTAGAAGGGGAAGTTTTTGGGGGGAGTCCTTTTTGAGAAAATATTTCATACTGGCTCACAACGTTGCTAGATCAAACGCAAAAATCGCTATTGACGAGTCTCCTGACGGTTACGCAGTAGAGATCAAACCCATTACCCGCAGCCTTGCTCAAAATGCCAAGCTTCATGCTCTTATTTCAGATATTGCTAGGAATCTTGAATGGGCTGGGACCAAGCGGGATGTAGAGACTTGGAAGCGATTGCTGACGGCTGCATGGCTTAGAGCTCGTGGAGAGCCAATCGAAATGCTCCCTGCTTTAGACGGTCATGGAGTCGACATCGTTTTCCGTAGGACCTCAGAGCTCACGATCAACGAAATGATTGAGCTGATCGAATACATTCAAGCGTGGGCAATCGGCAACGGAATTGATGTATGATAGAAATATATTCACGAAAGGATATGAAATGTACATTATCAAAAATGAAGACAACGAGGTTATGCGGATTGTTGGCAGACAAGAAGAAGCTATTGCCGTTTGCTCGTTGCGTGAAGGCTGGACCTTTAAATGCGTTCGCAAGCCTAAACCAAAGTTGGATTTATCTAAATTTGAGGAGGCACTGATATGAAGGCAATAGGAAAGATTTGTATTGGCTGCGGGTCTAGTTGGGATGATGAAAGGCTTGATCGTGAAAAACGATTTAACCCTAAGCTGATCTCATGTTGCCCTGATCGAAAAATGGTGGATGTCTATACCAAACCAGTAAAAGATCGAGAAGCAGATAGACTGCGATTTTCTGATGAGGCATTTAACCGTTGGCTTGACGAAAGCATTAGTGATTCGGGACATACTGTTTATGACCAAATACCTGATATATGTTGTGCTTGGCATGGCTGGGAAAATCGTCAATATTACGAAAGCTCAAAAAAGTTAGATTGGGAAGATAGAGAAGATGAGTGGTCAAAAGAAATACAAAGAGCCCACCCAATAAATACTGGTTTTTTTAACACTTACGATCTTGCTTGCGAAATGGTAGGCAATAGGCATGGAAAATTTGCTTTGATTGCACTGGTAAATTGGCTGCTAAGAAAGGCTCAAGACAAATGAAATGTAAAAACTGCAAATTTTTTGACAGAGTGCCAAGAGAGCCTTGGGACTACGGATGGTGTGTCATAAATTTACCACCCCATATACAGGAAACTGTAAATTTTAAAAGCACAAAAATAAATGAAGATTTTGGTTGCGATTTGGGAAAGGATCAAGACAAATGAATCCAAGTGAACTGGCTGAAATATTAAAAGAATATGCAAAAGAAAAATATTGGACCCCACCAAACACATTATTAGAAGCAGCAACTATGCTGCTACAACTACAAATAGAAAACCAAAAACTAAAACAGTTTGTAAAGCCAATAGTGGCTCATGGCGATGATTGCGTAGGTAATTGGGACGGTGGAGAGTTGCAGGATTTAGCCGTAAAAGCAGGACTTTTAATTGAAGTTGAAAAAACTGAACCATGTAATTTGGGAAAAGAAGAATTTGTAGGATGTCCTTGCCGAGAATACAACTACGGAGAAGAATCTTGGACTTGCTATCAAACGGCTAAATTTTTGCTGGAGGATATTGAATGAAAGATATTCTCAACCTTGCTAAACTGATTCTTTGCGTTGCTTTGCTGCTTTGGGCTGGAAAAACATTCGTGGTCGCAAGGGATAACTGCCCTGTCGATATTTTTTGGCAAACAGGCAGCAGCTTAGAAAAAGAATTTTGTATGTTGGCTTACGGGTACAAATATGGCGACTAAAGCCGAAAAGGAACATTTTGGAAGACTTGCAGATCTCGGGTGCATCCTTTGTATTCACCTCGGATACGGAGAAGGAAGCCCTGCTGAAATTCACCACATCCGTAGGGCGGGAAAGCGCAGTGATGCTCCAGTCATCCCGCTCTGCCCCGAACATCATCGTGGCAATACCGGTATTCATGGACTTGGACGCAAAGCGTTTGAGAAGCACTACCAAGTCACCGAATACGATTTGCTGGAAATCGCCACTGGAAGAATTGCCTCATGACGATTGATCGATTAAGATTGACGCAAATCAGTGCGTTAATTCCTTTTTCGCACCCCGGATAAATGTAACCGGGACCTTAAAAGGGAAAGAATGAGCAGACGGTTTACCGATCCTGAATTTGAGGAGATATGCGTAAATTTTTGGCAGTATGCCAAAGCGCATAGGTATGACGGTCCCCGACTCCCCCCAGCTTTTTACAATATCCTGAATGAAGGTGCTACGCAGCGAGGGGTAGATTACCCCCTCAATCCATATTTTCCAGCCTTGACCATGATTATCGACAGCTTGGACAAGACAGAGCAAATCGCCTTCTACGCTGTTTATATTTGTTCGGCATACCGTAACGGCAAAAAAGTTCCGATCAAGGTCATAGCCAGCGAGATTGGCATTAATCGGGCAAACTTCTACAAGAAGGCTGACTCCGTTGCAAGGAAGTCATGGAATCAAGCCAAGAACTTGACAATGCTGCACTCAAAACTTTACAAAACCGAGGACGTTGCAGTAGATTGAGGGTAAACTGTATCCCAGCGAGGGATACAAAAAAGGAAGATACATTTTGGGCAATAAATCGTATATTTTGGATACGCTGAGAGGAGAAGTCGCTTAATGGCACGTCCTTCAAAGCTCACTGATAAGCAGTGGGAAGAAATCAAAAGCCGAATGCTCAAGGGCGAGAAGGCTGCAGATCTATCTCGTGAATACGGGGTAAGTAAGACTTCGATAAGCGAACGACTTTCAAAGCGTGTGGAAACCATGAAAGCCGTTTCAAATCAATTAGTTAGCGCAGAGCAGAATTTAAAGGCTCTCCCAGTTTCCGAACAAGTTACCGTACTAAATTTCGTAGATGATCTAAAAGCGATCAGTCTTAATCTTGCTAGTGCGGGTAAGTTCGGGGCGATCAACGCTAATCGTTTATCAGGTATGGCTAATGCTCAGCTCAATACGATTACGGACGAATCACTCACGACTGGCGATGGGCTCGTTACCCTAAAAATGGTGGGCGCATTACAAGACCTAGCCAATGAAGCCAGCAAGGTTCCTTTGGGATTGCTTAATGCAAACAAGGAGCAAGCTGCAAAACTTACAATTCCTGATGGATCAGATCTACGGGATATGACAGACGAGGCTCTCCTTGCCATTGCAAGCCGAAGCAGCTAAGGAAGTCCTAATCAGGCGCAGGGCTCGTGCAGACATTCTGCAGTATGCCAATGCGATTGATGTACCGGGTAAACCGTCAACGGATGACCCTGACACCGAATTCTTTGAGCCAATCGAAACCACGATGGCTCATCATCATCGACTGCTTTTGACTAAGCTCGATGAGGTAGCAAATACTCCGCATGGTCGAATGATGGTGTTTATGCCCCCGGGCAGTGCCAAATCGACTTATGCCTCAGTAGTTTTCCCCAGTAAGTACCTTGGGGCTCAGCCAAACCGTAAGGTGATCCTAGCCAGCTATGGCGATGATCTAGCCCGAAAGCTTGGTAGACGTACTCGCTCTATCATCAAGCAACCCCGTTACAAGGGGATATGGAATGCCAGCCTAACGGTGGACTCGTCTGCAGCGCAGGAGTTCAGCCTAACGAATGGCAGCGAATACATGGCTTGCGGTATCTTGGGCGGTGTTACGGGCAATAGAGCTCATGGGATCATCATTGATGACCCGATCAAGGGACGTGAACAGGCAAATTCGGACACAATCCGAAACAAGACTTATGACGCTTTCGAGGATGACCTCAAGACTCGTCTTATCCCGGGTGGCTGGATCGTATTGATTCAGACTCGGTGGCATGAAGACGATTTGGCAGGTCGAATACTCCCCGATGGCTGGAAAGGTGAATCAGGAAAGATTCTATGCAAAGACGGAAACCACTGGGAAGTGGTTTGTTTGCCAGCAAAATGCGAAAACGAAGGTGATCCGCTAGGTCGAAAGATCGGGGAATACCTTTGGACTGAATGGTTTGACGAGAAGCACTGGGCTCAATTTGAGCAAAACCCGAGAACGTGGTCGGCACTGTATCAGCAGCGACCCGCACCTTTGGACGGTGACTTATTCAAACCCGATCAGATACAAATTATTGACGCTCTCCCTGCGGGGGAGATTAAGTGGTGTAGGGGCTGGGACTTAGCCAGCACTGTAGACGGTGACTATACGGCAGGAGGCAAACTTGGACGGTTATCAGACGGCAGGTTTGTTATTGCGGATATGGTTCGACTGCGTGTGGGTCCCGATCAGCGTGACGCAGCAATGGTTAATACGGCTGCACTCGACACTCGAAAAGTCAAAATAAGCATTCCGCAGGACCCGGGACAAGCAGGTAAAACACAAGTGCTTTACCTCACAAGAGCATTGGCAGGATATACTGTCACCAGCTCTCCCGAGTCAGGCGATAAGATAACTCGAGCAGAGCCTTTTGCTGCTCAAGTTAATATTGGCAACGTATCAATGCTGCGAGGTGATTGGAATTCAGCTCTAATCAATGAAATGCGTATATTCCCCAATGGTACTCATGATGACCAAGTGGATTCGCTTTCAAGAGCTTTTTCTGAAATAATGGTAGCTCGCAGAAGTTTCTTTGGATAGGATTTTATGTTTAAGTGGCTAAGAGGGAAGACCGAGGTTCAACAAGAACCAATTCAGCCGAAGGCTAAGAAAAGCTTATTCAGCACTCATGCCTTTGATATGTTTGATCCTGACGCTAAAAGATTTAAAGTAGCTGACACTTTCGCAGCACTTCAAAAGCAGCAGCCAGTATTTACTGGCGAGTTCGCTATGGATGACTCTAGCAATGGAGTGGCTGGATTCAAAATGTACGCAGCGGGAAGCAATAGCGTTTCCGATGCAGTGGTTTATTGGTATGCCTCCCAAGGATTCATTGGGGCTCAACTCTGCGGTATCTTGGCTCAAAACTGGCTGATTAATAAAGCTTGTGCGATGCCGGGGGATGATGCAATCCGTAAAGGCTACAACGTGGTCTCAGTGGATGGCGATGAGCTGGACCCTGAAGCCGTCAAGATCATTAATTCTTATGATCGTTCCTTCCGACTAAATTGGAATATGCGTGAGTTTATCCGCAAGGGACGTATCTTCGGTATTCGTATTGCCATGTTTAAAGTGCAATCTACCGATCCTCAGTATTACGAGAAGCCATTCAATATCGATGGCATTACTGCTGGCAGCTACAAGGGAATCGTACAAGTCGACCCGTACTGGACTGCTCCAATGCTGGACAATGCCAGCTCTAGCCAGCCTGATACCTTACATTTCTATGAGCCTACTTGGTGGCTCATCAACGGTAAGAAGGTTCACCGTTCGCACCTCATCATTTTCCGTCATGCCGATCCTGTCGATGTATTGAAACCTCAATACATTTATGGCGGTGTGCCTTTGACTCAACAGTTAATGGAGCGTGTATACGCTGCGGAACGTGTTTCCAATGAAGCTCCCCAGTTGGCAATGTCCAAGCGTACAACCGTATGGCTTACTGACATGGAAGCCGTAATGGGTGACACCAATGCAGCTATTGGTCGCTTGCAGCAATGGGCTGCCTATCGTGATAACTACGGTGTCAAGCTAGGCGATAAGGAAGGCGATGAGTTCTCTCAATTCGATACTTCGCTTGCTGACTTTGACTCCCTTATCATGACCCAGTATCAACTGGTGGCAGCTATCGCTGGAGTTCCAGCAACCAAATTGATCGGTACAACTCCAAAAGGATTCAATTCCACTGGAGAGTACGAAGAAGCCAGCTATCACGAGCTGCTTGAGTCAATCCAAACCCATGACCTCACCCCATTGGCTGAGCGTCATCATGCGCTGGTAATCAAGTCTTACGTTGAGCCACAGCTCAAGATCAAGATGGAAGTTGAGACCACTTTGAACTGGCTCCCACTCGATACACCTACTGCAGCAGAATTGGCTGCTACCAACTTGGCAAAAGCTCAAGCGGGTCAAGTGCTTATTACTTCAGGTGCTATCTCGAGCGAAGATGAGCGTCAACGTGTGGCAACTGACAAGACTAGCGGATACAACGAAATCGGCATTATGGAAGATGATCGTCCTGAAGCCGAAGAATTGGCTGACGAAGATTTCAAGAGCGTTGAAGATCAAAGCTATTCAGATCCTGAAGTCGGAGGCGAAGCCCTTGGCGAAAAGTTTTCCGTTTCACAAGATAAAGACCCTTGCTGGGAAGGTTACGAGCAAATCGGCATGAAGGACAAGGATGGGAAACAAGTTCCTAACTGCGTTGCCCAAGACGATTCTAAGTTCAAAGAAGAAGATCACCCACGAGCCAAGAACGGTCAATTTGGTTCGGGCGGGGCTGGTGCAGCTCCTAAGTCTAAATCAGAGTCTAAAAAAAAAGAAGTAGCGAGTGAGCCAGCCAAGGCAGAAAAAAAGTCTCCTGAGTCTGCTCAGCAAAATCTTCCGCTTGAGCAGGGAAAAGAGCAGCCAAAGCAAGGGACACAAAAAGTCCAAAAGCTTTCTAACGGTGGATACATCGACAAGCATGGATTTGAGCGATCCCCAAACCTTACTCCCAAAGAGCGAAGAATTGAGGGAACATTTTACGCAGCGATCCGCAATAACGAAAAGGCTTTGATCGAAAAGTATCAGGAAACCAATGGCAATATCATTGACCCTGACTCAGTTAAGAAGCTGGACCCACGTTTTGCCAAAGACTCATCATTGGCTGCAGCCGTACACGAGCCTAGCTCATACCTCTCAAAAGTAATTTGGAAGAATGCCCTAGAGAAGAAGGCAGCAGCGGGTGACAATTCTGCGACCATGTTTACTGCTGGTGGCAGCGGATCAGGCAAATCTGAGTCTGAAAAGATGGCTCGTAAACTGCTCGGTCTGAAAGATGACGCATTGACCTTTGACTCAGTGCTAGGCAATTTCAAATCCGCTACTGACAAGATCAATCAAACCCTTGACATTACTAAGGGTGACGTAGACATCGTTTACACCAATGCGACCCTTGATCTAGCTGTCATGCTCAACATGAAGCGCAGCCGTACCGTTCGATTGGATACTCAGCTTGACGCTCATATCAAAGCTTCCGAAAACATCAAGAAGCTGGCTGAGCACTACAAAGACAATCCTAGAGTGAAGTTCACCGTTGTAAACAATAACACTGGTGATCCTCCTTACTTGACTGAAGGCAAGATCAACCAAGTTCCTACCTACACCGACAGAGCTGCTTTGCGTGAACGGATGATTTCGTTTGCTAAGAAGGTAGTCGCTGAAGGCAGGATACAAGACGGTGACAAGAAGCTCAAGATGCTGCTGGGATAAGACCCATTGCAATAGTGGTGGCTACGACATCGTAGTCAGTCACTTTTTGACCCATAAAATCATGAGTCGCAACGTAACGGGTTTTAACCAGCTCACCAGCAGAGTTGTAAGTCTTATAAATGTCGACTACTTCGCAAAGCCTTGGAGCTTTGGCACGAGTCTTAAACAGGGTTCCGATTGCGTATTCCATTTTGAGTTCCTTTCGTTAGTTGCTCATTGCGTCATAGGCTGCTTGGTTTTCGTAACGGATGCAGCCCTCACCGTTATACATTGGACCGACTAAGCCCTCAAAGACTGGCTGACCGATCAACTCGCTACGCAAGTAGTCACGATCTTCAAGCCTACGACATCTGTAGCCTTGTGCAGCCATTGCCTGAATGCACTCTGCTACGCTTGGGATGTCGAGGTTAAAACCACCCCAGCCGTTTTGGTCTAAAGCAACAATTTGGTATCTCATGATTTTTTCCTTTCGTGGAATTAGTTGACTCGGTAAACTTCGATTGCTCCAGCCATTGCTTCCTCAGCCAGCTCTAAGCTGCCACCAGCAAGCAAAACATTACGGGCTGCAGCGTCAATGTAACGGAGGTCCATGATGTCGAACTGGATACCGTTGCCAATACGATTGAAGATCTGATTGACTTGGCGATCAATGACTCTATTTGCGTTTCTCATTTTTAAGCTCCTTGGAATAAAACAGCGTAATTACGATCCAAACCCTGCATGATTCGCTCAGCACGTTCGGCTCCGAAGACATACTGGAGGAACGGGACTGGCTCACCTTGGATGGGAACCCGATTACCGAAACCTCGAACAACCAACAAAGCATTCATTTCAATCTCCTTTCGTGGAAGAACAAACTACAGTCTTAGTATCATACTAATTAAGCATACTGTCAAGAGGTTTGAGAAATATTTTTAGGGTGTTGTATTTGTAATACACCTCAAAAAAATATCAAAAAACACTTGACCCGATGCTAAATAGGTATATACTGAAGGTGTTGTCTTTGATTAATCACGAAAGGAAATCAAAATGAGAGTTCAAGAGCGTTGTAGATTTGTCCCTGAAGGTTATGTTTTGTTGGCTCAAGACGAAGCTTTGGGTATCGAGGTCTTTGGAGATCCTGAGCGCAATGTCGCAAGGGGATTCAGTGGTCGCAGAAATCGTGCTGATTTCGCCTACCGCTTCAACAATGCTGAGCGTATGAATGCTTACATTGCCGAATACATTGCTGGTATTGTTGCCCAGCGTGATCGTGTTGCCCAGCGTAGAGCTGAGCGTGTGGCTGCAAACCGTAATGCTGCGGTAAATGTCGGTGACATTTTCCAAGCAATGTGGGGTTACGACCAAACAAACATTGATTACTACCAAGTTGTTGCGGTTAGCGGTCAAATGATGCAAGTTCGTGAAATCAGCCAAATGCGTGAAGGTAATGGATATGCAGATCAAGGTGTTTGCGTCCCAGCTCCTAATCGTTTTGTCGGAGAGGCTAGAAGGGTTCGCATTCAAGCTAGTGGTGAGAGCGTTTACTTCAGGGTCAATAGCTTCAGCAGTGCCTACAGGATCAATCCTGTTGCAGTAGTGGCTGGGGTCCCAATTTACGAAGAAGCCAACTGGACAGCTTACGCATGATTACCAACAAACGAAATAGAGGGGGGATGGGATACGTCCCCACTGCTCAAGAGATTATTGAGTCACGAGGGCATTTATCCCAATCCAAAGCAGCTAGTTTGATCTATACTACTCAAGCACGATGGAGTAACTATGAAACTGGTAAAAGTCGAATGCACCCTGCTCACTGGGAGCTATTCCTTATGAAGAAAGGAGAAGAAGATGCCTAAGAAGATGACTTTTGAAGAAGCTCGAGCCGAATGGCTTAAAGAGCTGAACGGGCGAGACATGGCTGAATATGGCAATGATCTCGAAAAAGAACAAGACGCAAAGGTAGCAGCTTCTATGACTCCCGAATACCTAGCTATTTGGAAGAAAGCAGCTAAAGAAACCGATGCGGAAGGCAACTAAAAAGCCCGTTGATGGGATAGTCGGTGGCGCATTACGACCTAATGCAAGTATTGCTGCCGACTACGCTAAGCCGACAGTTGATCTGATCGGCTTAATGTCTCGTGATGTAGAGAGACAACTAAAAAAGCTGTTTAAAGAGAATGAGTTTGGATTTGCGATGGATGCGTCCATTTCAAGCCAAGCTCGTATCCTTTTGAACTGGCTGCTGGCTAAATGGTCAAAACGCTTTAATGACATCGCCAAGAGCTCAACGGAGCGCATGATAGAGCGCACTATTCGCAACTCAGCCGTAACGCTGGGGCTCTCATTAAGGGACGCTGCTGAGGATTTTAAGATTGACACTTCCTTTAGAAATGCTCAGATCAATGATGTAATCAAAGCCAGCACCCAAGAAGCTGCAAACCTGATTAAAGTTATTCCTCAAAAGTACCTAGCCGAAGTCCAAGGGCAGGTCATGAGAAGCATTACAACTGGTAAAGGGATGGAGGATCTAGTCCCCTTCCTGACAAAAAAATACAATGGCAATATCCGTCATGCGAGAAACACTGCGCTAGATCAGACTCGCAAGGCTTATCAATCAATCAACACTTCAAGACTTAAAACTCTCGGGGTGAAGAAGTTTATATGGATTCACTCGGGCGGTGGTAAGGAGCCTAGAGAGAATCATATTAGAATGTCGGGTAATGAATATTCATTCGACAGCCCCCCTGTAATTGGGGTAATGTACGGGGAAGAAGTGCGGGGATTACCCGGTGATTTACCAAATTGCCGTTGTATTTGCAAACCAGTCATCAACTTTGATTTAGACGAATAAGGAAACAAAATGAAAGATCAACTTAACGCAGTAGAATCAGCGAATATGAGCATTGCCTCAATCGCTGGTATGGGCGAGTCTGCCCAAGCTGAAGGTGTTTACACTTTCAAGTGTTTTGAATATGAAGGCGGTCCCCTGCTTTGGGAAGACAAGATCGATAACGTAGTTTGCACTTTAGGCAAAAACTTGATGCTCCAGTCCTCTTTGACTGGATCAGCTTATACAGTAGTAGGTCCATACATGGGCTTGATCTCATCTATCGGCTATACAGCAGTTTCTGCAGCCGATACTATGGCTTCTCATACTGGCTGGAATGAGGCTGGATCTACTAATGCTCCAACTTTTGCAGCTCGTGTAGCCCCTAGCTTTGGTACTGCCTCTGCTGGCGCAATTTCCACCTCTACTCCAGTAAGCTTCACAATGACTGGCGCAGGTACTTTGGTCGGTGCGTTTATTACTTACGGTACTGGCGCAGTTACTACATTGATGAGCACTGCAGGTACTTTGTTGTCTGCTGGCGCATTCACTGGTGGCAATCAGCCTGTTAATAGCGGTAACGTTGTGCAAGTTACTTACTCACTAAGCCTCTAAGGAATAAATCATGCCTAAATTTACTAAAGGTCAAGAAGTATCTCAGATCATTCAAGCTCCTATCGTGGGAACTGTTGATAAGTTTGCTTTTGACGAAAGCACTGGCGAAATCATTTTCTTGGTTTCGTACAAAGACGCAGAAGGTGTAGACCAAATGCGTTATTTCAAAGAAACTGAAATTGCTGCCGTTTAATCATGGCATTTCTCGTTAAAGACAGGGTTCAGGAAACCTGCTCAGCCCCCGGTACTGGCACAGTAAGCCTTCTAGGTGCGGTTACAGGCTTTCAAACTTTTTCCAGTGCTATTGGAAATACCAATACCACTTTCTACACTATTGCGGATCAAACAGGCGCAAATTGGGAAGTCGGTGTTGGTACTTACTCGACCACTGGAAACACTTTAGCGAGAACAACAGTCTTAGCGTCCTCCAATGGAGGTTCGCTAACCAATTTTGCTAGTGGCACTCAAAATATTTGGTGCGACTATGCTGCGGGGAAAGCAATCCTTTTAGACCCTGCTGGCAAACTTAATGCTGGTGGTCAAGGATATGTAGATTACGCTTCAGCAAGCCCTACAGTTGCTGCTGGACGTATGTGGTATGACGGCACGACTGGAGCTTGGAACCTTGGCATGGGCAATGGCAACATTACCCAGCAAGTAGGCGAGGAGCTTTTTTACTATGGTAAAGCTTCGGCAGCCATTACCGATTCTCCTTTGCAACTTATTAAACAAACTGGAGTAGTTGGCGCAAGCGGGGTTATTACGTTTGCCCCTACAACTTCAGGAATTACTGACGGCAATTTGATTATTGGTGTTGCTACCGAATCAATCGCATTAAATGGTTTTGGTCGAGTCACTACTTTTGGTGTGATTCATGGCATTACGACTGACGGCTCCGCTTATAGCGAAACATGGGCAGACGGTGACGTTATTTGGTACAACCCAGTAACGGGTAATCCAACAAAAACAAAGCCAGTAGCCCCAAATATTAAAGTCCAAATTGGTACAGTCATTGTGGCTGGACCCGGTGGATCAGGTTCTTTTGCCGTAGAGATTAATCATGGCTCAGTGCTTGGTGGCACTGACTCAAACGTTCAAATTACGTCTCCAGCAACAAATCAAGTGCTGCAATACAACGGCACTTATTGGACTAACGCAACTTTGCCAGTCAATGCAATAACTCCAACCGAGCAAACTGCAACGGCTGGACAAACCGTATTTACTGTCTCTTATACCGTTGGTCTTTTGGTGGTTTACCAAAACGGATCAAAATTAGGGATTTCGGACTTTACAGCAACTAATGGCACTAGCGTCACTTTAGCTGTTGGTGCTATTGCTGGCGATTTGTTGGCATTCCAAGCTTACGCTCCCTATTCATTGGTGAGCGCAACTGGTACAGGTAATGCAGTATTGCAAACCAGCCCTACGTTAGTGACCCCTAACTTGGGAACTCCCTCTGCTGGCAATTTAGCAAACTGCACTGGATTTCCAGCAGCACAAGGTAGCTCAATGGTGCTTCTTGGATCTGCTTCAGCAAGCAATTCAGCAAGTATTGATTTCACAGGATTAGTGCCGGGATCTTATAGCGCATACAGAGTAATTATTGATTGCGCTGTCCCAGTAAATAATGCGGTTAACTTGTTGATGAGAGTATCTTCAAGCGGAGTTTTTCAAACAAGCGGTTATTGGTGGCAAAACTGGCGATGGACTACTGCTGGACAAGCAACTACAGGTCAAGCTGGTACAGCAACGGGAATAGCTTTAGATGCTGCTGGAGCAGACAATATTGCAAACGTAGCAAACAATGGTGGCAACTGGATTATTGATATTATGTGTCCTTGGCAAGCCTCTGATATACATAAAATTAATTATCAAGGATATTACCTAGGGTCTACATGGCTTGGTGTTGTCGGGAATGCTTGGACTGGCACGAATACCATTGACGGTTTAAGATTTTTAATGGACTCAGGAAATATTTCCACTGGTCGCTTTTGGTTATATGGAATAAAAAATGCTTAAAAAGATGGTTAACGGCATTGAAGTCGATTGCAGCCCCGAAGAAGTGGCAGAGATTCATGCTGAATGGGATGCCAATGCAAACTCAATGGATTACAAAGCCAAAAGAGCTTTGGAATACCCTAACATTAAAGAGTATTTAGATGCAGTAGTTAAAGGCGATCAGGCACAAATTCAGGCTTATATTGACGCTTGCCAAGCGGTAAAAATCAAGTATCCAAAGGTTTAATAAATGACAAACGCTGTTAATCTCGCTAAATTAGGATCTACTCAATACACTGGCTCTTACTTAATTGTTGGTGGTGGCGGTCCCGGTCAAGGAATTGGCGGTGGCGGTGGGGGTGGCGGGGTATTAACTGGCTCATTGGTATTTGTAAAAGGCACTGTTTATTCGGCAACCGTTGGAGCTGGTGCTGGAGTAAATTCCACGACCAATGGAGGCAATTCAAGCCTTACTACGGCAAATCCATACAATTTAAATATTATCGCTTTTGGAGGCGGGTTTTATCAAAATGCTGGTGGATGTGGTGGCGGTGGTGGTCGAGCACGAGACGCATACTTTGAAAATACCTTTGGTAGCGGAACTGCTGGGCAAGGTCAAAGCGGTGGTGCTGGCAGTCAAAGCGGTGGAACTGACGGATTTGGTATAGGTGGCGGTGGCGGTGGCGCAAGCCAAAGAGGATTTAGCTCCTATTTAAGTGTAGGCGGTGCTGGTGGAGCTGGATTAACCTCTGCCATTACTGGGACAAACGTAGATTACGGTGGCGGTGGCGGTGCTGGCGGTTATGGTGCGATTCCGGGTGCTGGTGGGTCAGGTGGCGGTGGTGCTGGCAGTGGGTCAGTTGGCGGGGCAGGAACTTCAGGAGCTGCCAATACAGGCGGTGGGGGTGGTGGCTCAGGATTAGGTGGTAATACTGGGGGCGGTGGTTCAGGAGTTATTATTTTGTCTGTACCTACAGCAAGCTATAGCGGTACTGTTACTGGATCTCCAACCATAACCACTTCAGGCGCAAATACAATTATTAAATTTACTGGTAGCGGGACATATACAGCATGAGCTATTACGCAAAAGTTCAAGACAATAAAGTCACTGACGTAATTTCTGCAGATCAAGAATACATTGATACTCTTGAAGGTGTTTGGCTTAAAACTTCATACAGCACTAGAGGCGGGATCCATTATGGGCAAGATGGTCAACCTGACGATGGCATAGCTTTACGCATGAATTTTGCAGGAATTGGCTATGGATATGATCCTGTAAAAGACGCTTTTATTCCAATTCAGCCATACCCTGATTGGATTCTTGATGAGCAAACCTGTCTTTGGATACCTCCAATTCCTAGACCTAAAAATGGCGATTGGTATTGGGATCAATCTTCTCATTCTTGGCTGCCTGTAATTAGCTCGGCTGGGTAAGTCATGTTTGGCTTTAGCCCCATATCGTCTGCGCCTTTTAGCGGGGGTAGTGGAGTAGCAATTTGGCAGCTTGCCGTACTTGAGGTAGGGGCTGCTCAAGATGCCATAACCGTAGTAATTTTGATTTCAAGCACTGTCTCTGAGTCTGCGTCTGTCGTAGATGCGGTTTCTGAAGCTATGATCGCACCCCTCACAATCGCTGAGGCTGCAAGCTCAACAGATACACAGTCTGAGACTATGGCTGCGCCATTGACAATTAGCGAAGCTGGATCAGCTACAGACACTCAATCTGAGTCAATGTCTGCGCTTATTTCAGTAGTAGAGGCTGCCAACGCTCAGGATAGCCAATCAGAAATCATGAATGCCCCAGTAGCAGTATCTGAAGCTGGCAGTGCTACTGACGATCAATCAGAGTCAATGACCTCACCAGTTGACGTTTCTGAGGCTGCAAACGCATTAGACGATCAATCTGAAACCATGTCTGCTCCGCAAACCGTTTTAGAAGCTGCAAACGCTGTTGATGACGTTTCTGAGAATATGACAGCTCAGGGAGTTATTTCTGAGTCTGCCTTGGCTGAAGATTCTCAGTTTGCAGAAATGGCTGCGCCTGTTGACGTACTTGAGGCTGGAAATGCTGTCGATGAGCAGTCAGAGAATATGAGCTCCCCAACCTCTGTAAATGAAGCTGGAGACTCACAAGATACGGTTTCTGAGGATATGACGGCTGACTTGACTGTTTCTGAAGCTGCAGATGCTCAAGACACCGTAAGCGAAAATATGATTGCTACGGTTACAGTAACTGAAGCTGCCAACGCACAAGATAGCGTCTCTCAAAATGCAACGGCTTATTTGGCTGTTATTGAGGCTGCCAATGCCGTAGACGTGCAAACTCAAAACATAATCGCTTTGCTGGCGGTAGTTGAGTCAGGATTGGCTTCGGATGCTGCGTCTCAGCAAATGACGGCTTATTTGCAAATGCTCGAGAGCGCAGACGCTCAAGATCAAGTAATTGCAAACATGATCGCTCAGGCGAATGTATCGGAAGCTGGATTAGCTCAAGACATTATCAGTACGGTAGTCACAGCCTCTCTAAACATTGACGAAGCTGCAAACGCTCAAGATTCGACTAATTCGACTGCTTATGTCATAGTCACAGTAGTAGAATCGGGCAATGCGGTAGATATTTACGTTTGTGCTCCTATTTTCCAAAAGTCGGACAGAGTTTGGCACGTTTCACCAAGACCGACAAATTGGCAAGCAGCGCAAAGATTGGATTACTGGCACGTTTCACCAAGACAGGATTATTGGCAAGCTCATGAATAGTTACATTTTAGAAAAACGGACCTCCGAGTCAATTTATTACGATATTGACTGCACCTATTTGCTCGACACTTTAGAAATCATTACTGACGTTGTTTCGGTTACTGCCGATCAACTAGGATTAGTGCTTTTGGGTCCAGCCATAAATCCAACCCCAATCACTTTCCCTGACAAACAAGTAGCTGCTGCTGGCAAAGTAATTTCGGTTCAAATCTCCGAAGGAATAATTCCTGAGCCACAAATCAATCAACTCTATACAATAAGAGCATTATTTGAAACAAGTGCTGGAAACACTAGGGAAGCCACTGTTTTATTGAACGTGACCAATATCCCGACTCAGACTGGAAGGATTTGCTAATGCCACTCAAAGAAGGTTCCTCAAAAGAGGTAATTCAGGAAAACATTGCTGAAATGATTAAGGCAGGTCATGACCCTAAACAGGCTATGGCTGCTGCTTATACCAACGCTCGAAAGCATAGCGGAGTAGATTTAGGGGCTGGCAATACTGATTTGGTGGCTTTTGTAATCTTTGTTGCTGACAATAAAATTCTTTGGATGCGTAGATCCGATGACAAATCGTGGAGTTTCCCCGGTGGTCATGTAGAAGTAGGAGAAGCAGCTATTGAAGGCGCAATTCGTGAATGCCGAGAAGAAATCGGTCATGCGCCAAAAACAGGGCTCCAGTTAATTTACGAGGAGCCTAATCTTTGTATATACACTTGTGCTGACGGAGAATTCATTCCTAAGCTTAATTATGAGCATGACTCATTCGTTTGGGCTTCATTAGAAGATGCCCCAAGCCCTATTTTCCCTGAATTGGAGATTAAAGAAATGGCTAGTTCAGGAATGGATAAGCGAGAGTACGACACTAATGGGTGGTTTGAGGTAAAAGACAATCCACTTTCAATGGTCGGGGTATTCCCTTATTCGGGTCGATCAATCGATCCAGCAGCAGATCCTGACAGGGTTTATATGGTGTACCGTCCTGCAGAGGAATTGGGAACCAATGATTGTATCGATTCATTCAAGTTGATTCCTTGGATCGATAATCATGTCATGTTGGGCAGCGAAGATGAGGGTCTTACTCCATCCGAGCAAAAAGGTGTGCAAGGTGTTATCGGTCAAGACGTTTATTTTGACGGTGACGTTTTAAAAGGTAATATCAAGGTATTCTCCGAAGCAATGGCTAACCTCATTGCAAATGGAAAAAAGGAGTTGTCCTGCGGATACCGATGCAGATATGAATATGCCCCCGGTAGTTACAACGGGATAGATTATGATTATGTGCAACGGGATATTCGAGGCAATCATCTAGCCCTAGTCGAAAACGGACGTATGGGTCCCGATGTGGCAGTTTTGGATCATTTCACTTTTACAGTAGATAACAAGGAGTTTTTAAACATGGCTGAAGAAAACAAAGAAGTCGGAGCTGAAAAGCTTGACATGACTTTAGAGGAAGTTCATAAGTTCCTCGAAGAAGTTATGCCTAAATTGGCAAAAATTCAGGAATTGACAGGTAAATCTTACGGTGCTGCTGGCTTGGAAGCAGTTGCAGACGAAGATATGTCTAAGCCTGACGGTGATGAAGTAGCCCCTAATGAGGTTGAGGACGAAGAAGAAGATCCGATTCCTCAAGGTGGCGAAAAAGAAGAGCCAAAAGAAGACGAACGTGCTAACGGTATGGATACTGCCGAAATCGTGCGTAAAGTCGAAAAGAATTTGGCTAAAAAAGCTAAGCTATATAACGAGCTGTCTGCTCATATCGGTGCGTTCGATCATGCCGAAATGGATTTAGACGCTATGGCTCAATATGGCTGCAAAAAACTTGGCTTGGAAGCTCCGAAAGAGGCTCGTATCAGCTCTATTGAAGCATTCCTAAAAGGCAAGGGTGCTCCTGCACAAGCAGCGATGGATGCTGCCTCTGTACGCAAGGGCAATTTCGTTCAACGTTTTTTAGAAGGTAAATAATCATGACTGCTGCGACTTTTCAATCCACAGTTAACGTCAATTTGGGTTTTGGAATTCCCGGTGAATTGATTGTTGACGGACCACAACGTGTAGACTCACTTACCCTTGATACCACTGGTGGCACTATCGGTTTGGCATTTACAAAGAGCTCAACAACTAACGTGGCTACCCAAGGCGGTGCTATTGTTGCTGGTACTAATTTGTTTGCTGGTATTTTGGTTAACCCAAAAGCCTACGCTTCTTACGGTGCTGTTGGTGGTGCTCCATTAGATCCAACATTGTTCTTGGGTCCAAATACTCAAGGCGAGTTCTTGACTATGGGTACTATCGTAGTGACTTTAGTTGGTGCTGCTGAAATTGGTGATTTGGTTCAATACCAAGAATCAACTGGTATCCTATCTGCAATCACTCCCGGTACTTCACCTGCCACTGGCTATGCTCTAGTTCCTAATGCAGTTGTTTGGAACTATGCTCAAACTGCTACTGGTTTGGCTGCAATCCGTCTTACCAACTAATTAAGGATCAATTATGAACAAATCTATTGAACGCAGCTCACTCTCACCTCGCCAAGTTGGTGCGGTGACAATGTCTGCCGATGACGTTTCCGATTACGCTGCTCTCGGAGATCTCGGCATTAACTTTGGTGCTCAAAACATCAAGGCTATGACAAACTATGCAATGGACGCAACGAATCAAGCTGACGTATCAGCTCCTTCGATTACTACTCCAGTGCAATTCCTCCAAAACTGGCTCCCCGGCTTCGTTAAAGTAATCACTGCAGCTCGTAAGATTGATGAGCTCGTAGGTATTTCTACAACTGGCTCATGGGAAGATCAAGAGATCGTTCAAGGTCTGTTAGAGCCTATCGGTAATGCCGTTCCTTACGGTGATTACACCAACGTTCCTTTGGCTTCATGGAATACCAACTTCGTTCGTAGAACTGTTGTCCGTTTTGAAAAGGGCATCAAAGTAGGTATGTTGGAAGAAGCTCGTGCAGCTCGTATCCGTATCAGCACTTCTGCTGAGAAACGTGCGTCTGCAGCCTTGTCTTTGGAAATTCAACGTAACTTAGTTGGTTTCTACGGTTTCAACAATGGCGCAAACTTGACTTACGGTTTCTTGAATGATCCGGGCTTGCCAGCATACGTTACTGTTGCTGCTTCAGGCACTGGTAGCTCTACATTGTGGTCAAGCAAGACTTTCTTGCAAATCGTTGCTGACATTCGTGTCGCTGCTGCTCAGTTGCAAAACCAATCTCAGGACACTATTAACCCTGAAGATATGGAATTGACTTTGGCATTGCCAACAATCTCTTACCAATACCTGTCAGTAACTTCTGACTTCGGTATTTCAGTTCGTGATTGGCTCAGCAAGACATATCCTAAGTTGCGTGTTGTTTCGGCTCCACAGTTGAACGCAGCAAACGGTGGCGCAAACGTGTTCTACCTCTATGCAGAGTCTGTAGAAGATGGCGCAAGCGATGACAGCCGTACATGGGTTCAAGTTGTCCCAGCTAAATTCCAAGCCCTAGGTGTGGAAAAAATGGCTAAGGCATACGAAGAAGACTATGCGAATGCGACTGCTGGCTGCTTGTTGAAGCGTCCTTACGCTGTTGTTCGTTACTCAGGCATTTAATGGATAGGGCGGTCTATGGACTGCCCAATCTAGCTGATGTAAGATAGGATAGGCGGGAGAAATCCCGTCTTTCTAAACATCAAAAAGGATAACGAAAATGGCTAAAAATTATGTATTCTCGACACTAGCAAACGACCAACTCTATACGAATTGGATGCAAGGCGGTGGCGATATGCCTATTAAGGGGCATTCTGTTCTGATTAAAGGCGGGACAGGGGTAGCAAACGATAGATTGATTACACCATTGGGTGTTTCAACAGAAATTACTGACTATGATCTTGAGGAGCTTCAAAAGAATCCTTCTTTCAAAGATCATGAAAAAAACGGGTTTGTAGTGGTTAAAGCCAAAAAAGCGGAAGCTGAAAAAGTGGCTGCCGATATGAACCTAAAAGATGAGTCTGCTCCATTGACCGACTCGGATTATGCAAACGAAGATGGTCCAAAAGTAGGCAAATAAAATGACATCCCTAACACCAGTCTACAACGATGAAGCATTTCGGAACCAGTTTCCTCAATTTGAGAATACGACCCTGTTTCCACCTGCTCAGTTGGAAAGCTGGTGGACTATGGGTACAGCTTATATCAACATCGACAATAACTACCCTTGGAATTTCAAAACCAAGCAGCTACAGTTAGCAATCGATTTGATGGCTGCCCATCTTGCAGCCTCATATACGCTCATCAACTCAGGAACTCCCAGCGTGATAGTTCAGGGATCGTCCGAAGGTACGGTGAGCGTATCCCTAGTTCCCCCAGCCATTAAATCCTCTTATGGATGGTGGCTTGCTACAACTCCATACGGTGCTCAATTAAGGGCTCTATTGAAAGCAGTCGCTAACGTAGGTCTCTATGTTGGTGGCAGTTATGAGAATCAAGGCTTCCGCAGAGCTGGCGGGTACTTTGGATGAAACAGCTTAACCTCGACAAGATCAGGGCAACGCTTGAGCGTGTGCCTGAAGAATTCGAGGGCATGGTGGCTCAGATCGGCTTTCCATCGGGCATTAATTACGAAGATGGAACCTCAGTGGCTTATGTAGCTGCAATTCAAGAATTTGGAGCCCCTGCTGTCGGGATACCTGCACGTCCTTTTATGCAGCCAACCGTACAAGAGAAAAAAGACACTTGGGTCACAATCATTGAGAAATCATTGCCAAAAGTGGCTTTGGGCAAAATGTCGGCTTTTGACGTGCTGGATTTGGTAGGAATTTCTGCTGCTGCGGATATTCAAACAAAGATCTCTAGCATTTATACCCCTCCAAACGCTCCAGCTACGATCAGAGCAAAAGGATCTGCCAAGCCATTGATCGATACAGGATTGATGCTGGCAAGCGTTCAAAATGCCGTCAATAAGACAGGCGCAGAATTCACAAGTAAAGGCTCATAATGTTTAACGTAAGAGCACTTGCTAACAAATATATTCAGGTCACAAATAAAAACCAGCAGATCAACTGGATACAATCCAATGGATATGTCACCGATGACGCTGGTAAACGCACTCCCAAGACCATAACTTTGACAGTTGAGGCTCAGGTACAGGCTTTAAGCGCAACCGATTTAAAGCACGTTGATGGTCTTAATATCACTGGTGTTATGCGGTCTGTTTATATGTACGGAAATGCTGCTGGTGTAGTCCGAGCCGATCAGATTGGCGGTGACATTTTGGTATTTCCTGAAGCCCCGAACTGCTGCAATAAAAACTGGCTTATTACTCAGGTCATGGAAACATGGTCTGATTGGTGTCATGTAATCGTTACGCTACAAGAGGATTAATTATGGCAGCGACAATCGACATCATTGACCAAGACGTATTCCGAGCTATGGTCACTTTTTTGAAATCCTTCGTACCAAGTACGGTAGAAGTAATTCAAGCTCAAGATAATCGGGTATCAATGCCCAAAGGTGGATTTATTTCCATGAACAATACGGGAATGGACAGGCTGTCATTTAACATTGACCAGTACCAGCCAATCCCACAGGGTAAGACAATTCTTACCCCGACAAGATATTCAATGCAGCTAGATTTTTATGGTCCAATTTCACAACAATGGGCTATGCAAACTGTTGCATTGTTTAGGGACGAGTATGCGACTGAGATTTTTCCGTCAAATATTCAGCCTCTGTATGCAGACGATCCAGTCCAAATTCCGCTTATTGATGGGGAAGCCCAATATGAGCAACGCTGGAAATTGGTGGCGAGTTTACAATACAACCCAATCCTATCGACTACTCAGCAGTCTATGCTTGGTGTTGACATCGGACTTGCTCCAATCGATCAGACATTTAACCCCTAGGAGAATTTATGAGTACCATTCCTTTTTCAGAAGTAGTCCAAGTAGTACCCTCAGTCCTGTCGGCTAATGGCATAGCAGTTGACCTTAATGGTTTGGTGCTTACTCAAAATGCCCTAGCTCCATACGGTACAGTTTTGCAGTTTGCAAGTGCTACCGATGTCCAAGACTATTTCGGTGCTAGTTCAGACGAAGCAACAGTTGCAAACGTTTATTTCAACGGCTATAGCGGTGGCACTCAGCTCCCGGGCGATCTATTGATGACTCGTTACCCTGAAGCAGCTATTGCTGGCTGGTTACGCAGTGGCTCTATGGCTGGTGTGACTTTAGGTCAATTACAAGCCTTTACAGGCACTTTGGCTATCACTGTTGCTGGTGTAGTTAAGACTTCAGGCACTATCAATTTGACAGGTGCAACAAGCTTTAGCAATGCAGCGACCATTATTCAGGCTGCTTTCACAAGCCCCGGCTTCCTCGTAACTTACGATTCAACTCAAGCAGCATTCATTTTCACCACTACCAGCACTGGCGCAACTCAAACAATGAGCTACGCTGCTGACGGTACTTTGGCTGCAAATCTGCGTTTGACTGCTGCAACTTCAGCCATTCTTTCGCAAGGTGCTGACGCTGGTGTTCCTGCCTCATTCATGGCTGGTATTTTGTCTCAGACTCAAAACTGGGCAACCTTCATGACTGTTTGGGAAGCTAGTTTGAGCGAAAAAGAAGCGTTTGCTCAATGGAGTAATTCTGCTGCCCCACGTTGGCTATATGTATGCCAAGATTCTGACGTTAATGCGCTTATTGCCAATAACACTTCAAACTTTGGTCATTACTTACAAACCAACGATCTAGTAGGCACTTTGCCTATTTTTGGTGACGAGACTCATGCTGCATTCGCTTGCGGATTTGCTGCGTCTTTGAACTTTAGCCGTTTGAATGGACGTGCAACTCTTTGCTTTAAGTCTCAGTCAGGTCTCGTAGCTTCTGTAAGCAACGCTACTGATTACGCTGCGATCCTAAGCAATGGTTACAACTGCTACGGTGCTTTTGGCTCTAACAACCCAGCTAACAACGCAAACTGGTTTACACCGGGATCTGTTTCAGGCGAATGGTTATGGGCTGACACCTACTTGAATCAAATTTGGCTTAATGCTAACCTTCAGTTGGCTATGGTTAACTTGCTTACTTCAGTTGGCGCAATTCCTTACAACACTCAAGGTAATGGCTTGATCTACTCTGCTGCTCTTGACCCGATCAATGCTGCTGTTAACTTTGGCGCAATTCGTGCTGGTATCAATGTTTCTGCTTCCCAAGCTGCTGAAATTCAGTACGCTCTTGGCTTTAACGCTGCCCCTACGATTGCTTCCCAAGGATTCTACTTGCAAATCTCTGAGGCAACTGCTCAGACTCGTGCTGCTCGTTTGTCCCCTCCTATCACCCTGTATTATCAGGATGGTGAGGCAGTTCAACAGATTACTATGGCTTCAATCGCTATTCAATAAGGATAAATTATGTCAACAATAACCTCAGCTAATTCGGTTTTATCGCTTGCGATCAACAACTACTTCCCAGTCCCACAAGTAATTCAGGGCTATGCGGTAGATGATGCTTTTGAAGGCGAAGCAGTTCAACAAGCAGAAATCTTGATGGGTGTAGATGGTATTTTGAGTGCTGGTAAAGTTTTCGTACCGTACAAGATGACCATTCACCTCCAAGCAGACAGCCCAAGCGTTTTCTTATTTGACGCATGGCGCAACGCACAAGATGCTGCTGTCGATGTATTTTCTGCAAGTGGATCTATTACCCTACCTTCAACCAGTATGGTATATACTTTGCAAAACGGCTATTTGACTCAGGCGACACCGTTCCCTGCAGTTAAAAAGACTTTGCAACCACTCGTTTACGAAATTACTTGGCAACGAATCATTGGCGGTCAAATTTAATATATGGCAAGAAAAGAGTCGACATTCGTAGCAGACGCTGGACGTGATAAGGGCAAGCAATTCCATATCACTGAAATGTCTGCTTCACAAGCTGAGAGCTGGGCTTTCAGGGTAATTCTCGCTATCGGCAATGCTGGTATCGAGATCCCTGATAACTTGGCTGCTCAAGGAATGGCGGGTCTAATGGCGGTGGGCTATATGAACCTCCTCAAGATTCCATTCGAGTCTGCAAAGCCTCTTTTGGATGAAATGATGGGGTGCGTTCAGATAGTCCCATCCCCCAATGTTAAACGTCCTCTGATTGAAGATGACATCGAAGAAGTAAAGACTCGACTCATGTTGCGTAAAGCGATTTGGGACCTGCACATGGATTTTTTTTTAGACGCAGACAAGTCGACTTCGGAGTCAGAAGCTCAGGCACAAGCAGCACCCGCCTCGTTGAGTATCAAGCCACAGCGCAAACGATAGCAACAGTAGTCTCGTCAAGACTGGCTACCCTCCATGAACTTGATACTGTCTATGGTGTTGAGGATTTGTGGATACTCCTTGAGGTTCATGCCGTTGATCGGCACAACGCTTATATTGTGAGTCAAAAGTAATGGCAACCGTCATAGACAGTTTATTGATTGAGCTTGGATTAGATACATCCAAGTTTGACGCATCGCAAAAGAAGTCCGTAGAGGAACTTCGCAAGTTTGACGAGCAAGCCCAAAAGACAGCTAAAAACACTCAGCAAGGCTCCAAAAACGTTGGAGACGGCTTTGAAAAAGCTCGTAATGCCCTAGTCTCACTCGGGGTCGCTTTTGTCGGTTTGAAGGGTTTTACGCAGTTCTCCAAGGAAATGACGAGCACCAATGCTGCTCTCGGTAGAAATGCTCAGCTATTCCAAATGTCTGCTCGTGAGCTTGACGCTTGGGGTGGAGTTCTCAAGACAGTAGGCGGTGACGCTGAAGCTTTCCAATCCTCGGTTCAGGCAATGCAACAAGGCATTGCAGGGATCAAGCTTGGGGATGCTGCAATTCTTACTCCACTGGCTCGTTTAGGAGCCCTCAGTTCAGTTGATCTGAATAAGGGTACTGTAGACATTTACAAGCTGGCTGACGCTCTCAAAGCGTTCAAAAAAGAGAATGGTGAGCAGCTTACTTACACCCTAGCCCAGCAGCTCGGAGTCAATAAAGAGACCTATAT